CGAAGAAACAACCACCCATATCGAAAAGTATTACTCCAAGCTGGTACTCCAGACTTTGAAGGCCATGCGGCCGGAGATGAACTAACACTACAAAACGACATCGTAATTGCGGTACCTCTCATTAGCCACCCAGTCAGGCCGAAGCCGTCATGGTCAACTTGGTGAGAAGGGCCCAAGCACGCTCATTGGAACGCAACTGCTCTAGAGAAGACGCAGCCACGGCCGTTTTCACGAGAGAAGGCATCAAGAAGTAAACAGCAGTATCGAGAAACCCAATATCACTGTCAGACATCTGATGATCGACACTGTCGATCCCGACACCAAAAGGGACGTGAAATCCCTTCCGGGTGTACCAGACAGCCCGCGACTGAATCGGCTGTGATGGGGAAAGGCGACGAACTGCAACAGGAGACTTCTTGCGATTAAGCAAGAGTTTCATGATCTCGGAATCCTGGTCGGAGGGTCCATAACGAACACCATCACGCTCAAGATACGACCATTCAGCATCCTCTACATTCACCCCGAAACTCCAAACCTTGAAGGGTCGGAGCCCCACACCACCACACGACTCAGGAACGAACCACGGAAGCCGAACGGAAGAAAGAACCTTCCAATTATGACGGACAAAGGAGCGGTGGACCTCGAGGCGCAGTTCTACAGGGCAAGACTCCATCAATTGATGGTGTCGTGCTCCCAAGGACATCCCGCGCTCATCAAAGAGATCCGCAACACCCTGCTTGGAAGACCCCAAACCAGATCGAGTCATACCCATGACGAGCCCCATATTCACGTAAGGAACGTGAACAAAGGAACTCCCACGAAGTACGAATGACGTCGAATTGATATTGAGATACGTAGGATGAGAATAGACTTTCCCCTGAGAAGGTTCAAGCCCACAGAGCGCAGCCAGGTCTTTCCAAACCTGAATGAACTCGGGGTGAGAACGGACTGCTCCGTCGTCACCATTCACCAACGCTGGACACTCGTCGAGACTGTACTGCCGGCCCTCTGAGAGCTCTAAACAATAACGAATCACGGCGGCATTCACAATACACAGAATGATAAAACTCACAATGCTACCCATCAGCTGACCCCAGACCTGGGGCTCTCCCTCGACGGTATGACCCGTCAATGCCTTGAGGAAGAGTACTTCAATATCAGCCGGCATTCCTACAGAAGCACAGATCTCACGCACCGCAACCTCCGACATGAAGGGATTCAAGAAATCAGTAGCTGAAGAATAATCAAGCGAATGCAGAATCCCCTGAGAGGACCCCAACACTTCACTCAACAACTCAGCTGTGACCGTCTCCCCAACAAGCTGGAACATCCGATGTTTCCGCATGATCGTGTGTAAGAACTTCTGCACTGGTTTAAGCACGAAGTACGTGAACGGAGGACCCTTAGAGATGACTCGGATCTTCAACGATTCAGGTAAGGCGACGAGTTTCACGTCAGCCACTTCGGACTCAGCCAGGCGTCGCGCGGCCTCGTAGGTCTCCGTATAGATCGCTTTCACTCGATCACGGAACACCTTCGAGATGCCACTCCGCACGACATCCTCCTCCTCCATCTCTTCATTCCCCTCCTCATTCCCCACCCAGAATGCCTCATTCAA